CATTGTTTCATGGCGTAAAGATACAAAACTATATCCACTTAATAAAATTGCAACCGAGTTTTCGGACTGACCCGATTTTTTACTTCCTCCTCTAAAGGAGCAACATCGTATTGTGGAAAAAGTTAAATATTGGTTTGCTTTGATAGATATAATTGAAAGTGGAAAGGATGATTTGCAAGAAACAATCAAGCAAGCCAAATCAAAAATCCTAGACCTCGCTATTCACGGCAAACTCGTTCCACAAGACCCAAGCGACGAGCCAGCTACCGAGTTGCTCAAACGCTTCAATCCCAAGGCGGAAATCGCTTGTGATAACCCGCATTATCGCAATCTGCCTAAAGGTTGGGCGGTGTGTAGACTTGAAGACATTGTAGAATATGAACAACCGACAGCATACATAGTCAGTTCAACCGACTACGATGATAGTTATCCAACACCTGTATTGACTGCAGGAAAATCTTTCTTGATTGGACATACTAATGATGATGAAGGTATATTCTCTAACCTACCTTGTATTATCTTTGATGATTTTACTACAGATTCAAAATTGGTAAATTTTCCTTTCAAAGTAAAGTCTTCAGCAATGAAGATTTTGAAGGTACATAAAAACCTAGATATAGAGTACGTTGCATCGTTTATGAGTATCACCAGACTAATAGGTAATACACACAAACGATATTGGATTTCAGAATATTCTAAATTGGAGATACCATTGCCTCCATATAAAGAACAAGTAAGAATCATGAATCAAATCAAACTTTTGTTTGAAAGATTAGATTCTATAACAGAGCGCTTATAAGTTCTCTGTTATTACATCGAGGGTTGTAAATGCTTTATTTATTGCATTTACAATCCTTTGTTGTTCTTCATAGGGTGGTATCGGCACCTCGATTGCCTTGAATAGCTTTTTGTTCAAGTGTGGAATGGCTGAACCAACCTTATTTTCTCGCAAAGTCTTGCGATGAAGGTTGATAACTTGTAAAACATAATCTGTGTTCATGTTGTCTCGGATCGCCAACTGCTTAAACGTGCTGCCTTGATAACCCTCAATAGGAGTACGGAAAACTTCTCCTGAGTTCTCGCCATCAACCAATATCAAAAGTGTGTTTGCTGCTACATATTTGCCTACTGATAAAGTTTTTGCGTCATGCTCGCCACGCAAGAACTTCACATCAAGATTAATTCTTTCAACGCCACTTTGCTTCTCACCATCAACCAAAGAGCACAGCATTTGCATAGGCGCAACCGCCCATCCTTCAGGCTGATTGCGATAATGCGGGATACGTCATCTTATATTGTTCATGTTTAATAAACAAAAACAATATGATAACACAATTCAAAGCGTATCTCGCCAAGACCAATTTGGCAGAAAATACGATTACATCGTATGTATGGACGGTGACGTATTATCTTGAGCACTACAAGGAAGTGAACAAGAAGAATCTCTTGGCTTACAAGGGATATTTGGTGGAGAACTTCAAACCGCAAACTGTAAACCTACGGTTGCAAGCTGTAAACAAGTTCCTGGAGTTTAGCAAACAGGAAAAACTGAGGATGAAGTTTGTCAAAGCACAGCAGAAAAACTTCTTGGAAAATGTAATCAGCGATGCCGATTACAAGTTCCTTAAAACAAAGTTGAAAGCCGATGGTTATAACCAATGGTATTTCATCGTATGGTTTATGGCTGCCACTGGCGCACGTGTCAGCGAATTGTTGCAAATTAAGGCGGAACATGTAAATGTAGGCTATCTTGACCTATATAGTAAGGGCGGCAAAATGCGCCGTATCTACATCCCCAAGAAGCTTTGCGCTGAAGCTGCAAAATGGTTGAAAGAGCGTGACTTGACAACAGGCTATCTTTTCACCAACCGCACTGGCAACTGCCTTTCCACTCGTGGCATTGCCATTCAGCTAAAGCACTTTGCCGAGAACTACGGCATCAATCGGGAGGTGGTCTATCCACACTCGTTTCGCCACCGCTTTGCCAAGAACTTCTTGGAGAAGTTCAACGACATCGCCCTACTTGCCGACCTCATGGGACATGAGAGCATCGAAACCACACGTATCTATCTACGACGTACAGCAAGCGAGCAGCAGAAGATAGTTGACAGGGTAGTTACTTGGTAATCACATCAATGCTATTTAGCCACCGTAAGCATTGGACTTACGATGGCTAAATATGGTAATTATAACGAAGATGTAATGTTGTCGAGTTGAGTGAACAGTTCTTCTATTTTGGCTACTATGCGGTGTTGTTCGGAAAATGGTGGTAATGGAAACAACCAATTATCTATATCGCCTCTATTTATTGAAGGAGAGTTATCACCTTTCATGAACTGATTTAAACCGCTTACTGTATAATCAGAAATCATCAAGTAATAGCAATATTTAGAAATAGCCACATTTGAGGGACTACAAACGTAAAAACCAGTCGATGCAATACAATCATTAGCTGGGACTATTGCTATATTCTTCAGATAGGGACGAACCATTGAAAATACAATATCTCCTTTCTGTGTATAGCGGCTTGCTCGACTTGGCGCATTTTCCGTTTTTACAACCTTTACGCTATCAATACTTTGTTTTGCATTGTTAATAGAGTCTATATCAATATAATTGAAAACCGAGTCTTTTGGTTTCATTGATTTCATCGGTTTATACAAAGACTTTCCTTGTATTAAGCACCACCCATTCGGCAGTTTCCCATACTGCGGGGTATCACAAGTGATTTCAGCCTTGGGATTGATGCGTTTTAGTAGTTCGGTAGCTGGCTCGTCATTCGGTTCTTGGGGTACAAGTTTGCCGTGAATGGCGAGGTCGAGAATTTTGGATTTGGCTTGCTTGATAGTGTCTTGCAAGTTGTCTTTATTCTCTTCTATGCTATTCACTAATGACAACCAATGTCCTATACTATCAACTATTCGTTTTTGCTCATGTAAGGGTGGCAAAGGCATTAAGGTTGTTATAATCTTTTCTTTGGATATGTTGGGCTGTGCTCCACCACCACCCATTGCAATAAAAGCGTTGCGGTAAGCCAACAAAAAATAAAAAAGATACAACTTATCTACTATATACTCTGTGCATGCACAACACGCTTGATTTGTAGTTGCTGGGTACGTCAATATTCCAACTTTGCCAATGGTTGCCCCATACATAGCTATTAAGACACTATCTTTAGGATTAAGTTTGACTGATGTTTCTTGTAAAGCAGCATTTGTTATCGACTCTGGAATTTCGGTAATGAACCCATCATTCAAATCACCAGTTTTTAGCCAAGGTATATTACCTCCATAATAGTCTTTTCTCAGTCGACTTGGTGTCGCTCCTGATTGCCAAGTTCCAATCTCTCCCAACGTCGTCCAGCACCACCCCTTCGGCAGTTCATAGGGATAATGGGGCTTATCACAAGTTCTTTCTACAAATTCGTCTTTTCTCCCTCACACCATCGCCCATAGTTTTGCACTAAAAAGTCAAAACTATGGGCTATTTCAGTTACTTACACATAACAGGCGTGAACGATCTGCCCGGCTATCATGCTGCGGCAGCGTTCACCACCAAGAGCAGCGAAGTTTTCAAGGAAGCGGAGGAGATTTCACCGCGCCATGTGAGCGACAAGGTGAGCTATATGCCTTGGGGAGCGGACGACCAGATGCCGTATGACATTATCAATCTGATTGAGAGTGATGAAACATTGAGCACTTGTCAGATGTTCAATGCAGAGGTGTGCTATGGAAGCGGTTTGGTGTACCAGACTGATGAAATGTGCAAACAGAAAGTGGTGAACGAGGTCGAGGAGTTCTTCTTGGATAACGACATGGCGAGTTATTTCCTCGGTGTTTGCCAAGATTTCAAGCACTTCGGCTTTGCCGTGAGCGTGATTATTCTCAATGAGCAAGGCAACAAGGTGGTGAGGGTGCTGCGCAAGGAGGCTTGCTATGTTCGCTTTGCCCCTGCCAACAAGGAGGGCGTGATACCACAAGTGTTGTACGCGAATTGGCGCAACTCGGTGCGAGCGGAACAGGTGGAGGTGATTCCACTGCTCAACCCGCAAAGTCCTTGGACGGACTTGCAAGCACAGGTGAAGAAGGGCAAACGCAAGTTTGCCGTGGTCAGCCGTGTGCCGACGCCTGACAGCACGTATTATCCCATTCCTTATTATGCCTCGCTCTTCAAGGGCAAGTGGTACAATATCAAGCAACTCATCGGGGTGGCGAAGGAGGCAAAGTTGAAAAACTCGGCACCTATCAAATACCACATTGAGATTGCCAAATCGTTTTGGAGCAATATCTTCAAGGCTGAGGGCATTACCGACCGCGTGAAGCAGCAGGAGCGCGTGAACGAGGAGAAGGACAATATCATCAACTTCCTCACGGGCATGGAAAATTCGGGCAAGGTGCTTTTCTCGGAATTTTATGTGTCTCCCAATGGGGAGGAACAGCATGATGTGGTAATCAACAAGATTGAGACGGACAAGGAGGGTGGCGACTGGGCTACGGACATCATCGAAGCGGTGAACATGATGTGCTTTACCATGCGTGTGCACTCAAACCTTGTGGGTTCTGTGCCGGGCAAATCGCAAACGAACAATTCGGGCAGCGACAAGCGCGAGCTTTATACAATTGCACAAGCCCTGCAAAAGCCGTATCACGACCTTTTGTTTAATGTGCACCGACTGATTATAAGGTTTAACAAATGGGACGGGGCTTATCCCGACTGTCCGTTTATCCAGCTTACGACACTTGATGAAAATAGGGACGCAAAGCAGGTAAGCACAGAAGAGTAACTTTATAACCTCATAACCTAAAATCTCAAAACTACTATGTCTCTGTTGATACCCGATAACAAGGTACTTCTGCAATTCGTGCCGAATGTGCTGAAGTCTGTGCAAGGCGAAACCTTGCTCTTTGATAAAATTGCTCCGCACTTGGAAGTGGCGGAAGCGTGGCTCACGACCACGTTCCTCTCTGAGGCAGTCCTTGCGGAACTGCCCACTCGCGATGCGAACAACAAGTTGTTACATTACGCGCGTATGGCTGTGGTGGCAGAAGCCATGCTTCATGCTGTGCCACAGCTGGATTTGGTGTTTACGCCCAATGGCTTTGGTGTTGTTTCAAACACCAATATAGCCCCTGCCAGTAAGGAGCGCGTGGAACGCTTGCTCCTGTCGTTGGAGAAAATGCGTGACGACACGCTTGCGGTATTGTTGCCGTTACTGACGCAAGATGTGGCATGGGCGACAAGCGACCCATGCCAATACTTTGAGCAAACGCTTTACCCGTGGTTGGATCTGCCTCGGAAACTCGGCAGCACCGACCACTCTTGGCAGCAATATCAAGTCATTCATGAGAAGCAAGTCGTCATCGAGGAACGATTGGCGCATGATTTCTTCTCCTGTGAACTCTTGGCGACTCTGCGCCAAGCAGAGCTATTGGGCAAATGGGGCGAGACCCCATCTGCACCGCACTACAAGCGTGCTTGGAGACACATCTTCGCAATTGAACTGTATATGCTACGGGAAGAAGGAGAAGTCCCCATACCATCTTGCATAGAGGTCGTGAACTCCCTCCGTAATGCTCCCGATGGCATTTTTGAGGAGTGGAAGCAGTCGGAAACCGCTGCGCTCTTTGAAAATCATGGGTACAAAAATGATAAGCGAAAGGGCGGGTATTGGTTCTAATGTTGTATCTTTGCAAGCAAAACAATACAACAATGAGCAAAATATTCTGCCTTGAAACTGAATGGGTTCAGTCGGTTCACGATCTAAAATCAGATTCTTACGTGAAACCTTTGTTGGAATTTCTACTCAATACCGCTCCCCATAGTGGGATTGATAGTTACACTTTTCGCAATGTATGTTGCGAAAAGGATTTTGAGTATTACATCGAACATCTAAGAAACAAGTCTTATTTTGATTACAACATTGTATATCTGTGCTTTCATGGCGACCCTGGGGCTTTTGCCTTTCCTGCGGACAAAAAAGATAAAGACAAGGAACCTTTCTCTTTGATTGATTTTGCAGATCAATATGAGGGCATTTTCAAGGAACGCCCTGTAAACGTTCATTTTGGCTGCTGTCTTACACTTAACACGAACGAAGATGACATCATGTATTTCAAGAGAAGAACTGGGGCGAATATGGTTACAGGCTACGAAAGATCTGTGCCTTTCGTTGAAAGTTTCATCTTTGAAACTTGGCTCATGAATGCAATGGCCAAACACCCTGACTTCCGTGCTACAAGAATGCAAGAACTTGCCAATAGGGAAATGCCTTTCTATGTAGATAAATTCAAATTCAAGGCTTACTAACTCGTCTTTTCTATAAGTACAATGCTTCTATACTTTCGCGGTATGGAAGCATTTTCTTTATCCCTGCCCAAGTCATGGTCGGAACTGTCCGACCAACAATTGTTGTTTTTCTTCCGACAAGTCGCACGCGATTTGCCGATGAATGAGGTGTTAGCCCTTTGCGTTTGCAAATGGGCTGAAATTGTTGTGCTTTGTCATACTGACAAACACTCCTGTTTGGTCAAGGACAGAAAAAGCAAACGCCAAGTGGTGCTTGCCGATTGGCAAATCACCTTTGCTGCGCGACAACTCGCGTTCTTGGATAGCTTTGCTCCCAAACCTGTGCATATTTCTGTTATTTGCGATGCATCGGCAGTAAATGCCGATTTGCAAGCCGTTTCCTTTGAGGATTATCTCGCTTGCGAGAACTATTACCAAGGTTTTCTGCACACGCAAAGCATGGAATGCCTTGCAGAGATGGCGCGTTTGCTTTATCCGAAACTTTCGGACAAAGCTTGTTTGGAGAAAGCAGAACTGCTTTCTGTATTTTATTGGTTCGCTTCTGTTAAAGCGAACTTCACCCGTATGTTCCCACATTTCTTCACCAACATACCCCAAGAGAAAAGCAATCTCTTGGGGAGTGCTGATATGGGCATCGGAGAGGAACTCCGACAGGCGATGAACGCACAAATCCGTGCGCTTACAGGAGGCGACATTACCAAGGAGGCAGCCATTCTGCAAATGGACTGCTGGCGTGCCTTGACAGAACTTGATGCCAAGGCACAGGAAGCACAAGAACTGCGTAACCAACTTAAATAATCTGCCATGAAACCTGCAAATACACTCAATTGGAATGCTACGGCATTCTTTCAAAACTTGGTTGCCCGCAACAAGTTCGCCACCGCACAAGGCTTTGCCTTTGCTCGTGTGTTGGGCTTGGAAGGCTTTGAAGAGGCTCTGCAAGCCATGCAAAGCACCACAGCTTTTGTCTGCATGAGCGACATGAGCCAAGGCTATATCGCACTCGCCAACACCCCACGCACAAGGCGCGTAAAAACCATCTTTCTTGCCATGCGCCATGCCATAGATGACATGGAGGCAAGGCTAAGCTGCATGGAAACACTCCGAGAAGTGTTCCGCCAATTCATGAGCCAACTCATTCTTGAACGGACACGATTAGAACAATCGTGCATTTACCTTGATGAACGTATCACGTTCAACGAAATGAACGAATACTTTTTCTCGGGCTGTGCCTGTGCCTACTTCCAAATTGCGGTGGACACGTTTACGGATTTAAGATACAATGCCGATGAGTGGAACAACGAATGATGCCGAGCAACGTGCCTTTTCCGAACGCGAAAAATTCGTCACGGCTTTCAATGAAACCATGCTCAAAATATGGAAGGAGCAAATGACCCTGCTCGATGTGATAGACACAGGCGCCTTGCTCGCTTCGCCCAAGTCGTTACCGCTCCGTGCCGACGGGCGATTCATGGAACTCGGATTAAGTCAGTCTTTTTTAGAGTACGGACTTTGGCAGAACTTTGGTACGGGTAAGGAAATCCCACGAGGCAACAATGGCGACATCGGCAGGGAGCGCAAGCGCAAAAAGAAACCTTGGTTCTCGCGCAAGTATTACGCTTCGGTCATGAACCTAAGGGACTTCCTTGCCGACAATATGGCCAAAGAATTTGTGGGCGTGGTAGCCCAATCTTTGGACGATAAGTACCTCAGATACAATCATTAGCTTATGAACACGACAAACATAACCAAGCAAATCACGGCTTTTCGGGCATTAAGCACCGAAGCCGCCATCACCCCCGAGAATTTGGGCGTGATATTGCAAGCCCTGGCAGACTTGCTCACTGCTGCTGCAACATACACGGACTTGCAGTCCCTCACGGCTTGGAAAGCCAATCTTTTGAAACTCTCCACATTGTTGCAGAGCATCAGTCTCGGAACTATCGGCACAGACAAGGTCTGTCTGTCCGTCATTCAGGGAAATACCGCAAGTGGCGTGCTGCAACGACAGGCAGACAACATAATCCTCAAAGCCGCCACCACCGCACAAGCCGGGGTAATGTCTGCTGCACAGGTGCAGAGCCTTACAAGTTGCACCGAGGACATGACAGAGGCAAAGCATTCCATTTCCAACTGCAACACAAACATCGCTGCCCTAAAATCTTGGAAAACCAAGTTGGGCGAAGCCAAGCAAGTCATTCAGCACTTCAAGTTGGGGGACGTGAACAAGGTGAGTGTGGCATTTTCTGCCACGCTCTTGAACATGGTCACGGGGGAACTGAAAAGCATCAACAATGCTTTTGCCCTCCCTGCCGCCACCTCTTCGAGTGCGGGCGTGATGACCGCTGCACAAGTGCAGCAGCTCAACAAGTATTATGACCACGTCTGCACCATCGACAAGGCGGTGTCCGCTGTCACAGACACCATAGCCACGTCCCTTGTTTATACAGGCAGTTCGCGCGTGTTAGCGGCAAGCAATGCCGCAGGCACGCAGCTGTTCAGCGTCACCCTGCCTATGGCTACGGCAAGCGTGCCGGGATTGACCACCACACGTGCCGTGACCGATGTGCAGAAGGCTTTGAACACGCGCGTCAAGGAGTTGGGTAATTTCTTGGAAGAGACAGCTGCGCTCAATGCCTTGCGCGACCCCTCAATTTCGGGCAATGCCGAAATCGTAGTGGCGCATCTCACGTACCAGAAGCACATGAGCATCACGCTCATTCAGAACATCGAGAACGACTACTGCCGACAAATCATATTCAACCATGCCAAAGTGTTCCAGCGTGCCATCTACTTTACGGGCAGCGACCGCAAGACGATAAGCTATGCCGAGGACTGGGGCTGTCTGTTCCCTGACCGCATGGCATGGGACGTGAACACGAACAAGTACGTGCTCTCGCAGTTTGGCATGAAGTTCAATGCGCTTTACACGGACGCCATTCCGTTAGCCAGTGCCACAACGGACGGTCTCATGAGCAAGGGGGATAAAAAGACGTTGGACGCCACTTCAACAGACTTGGTAAACCTCTACAACATGATCATGACGCTTGGCGAGCGCGTGGACGACTTGGAAAACAAAATGAAAACTGTTCAGGCAAAGCTGAACGCTTGATAATACATATCTAAATGTAACGAACAATGACTAAACCCAAAGTAAGCATTCAATTCTGGTCCGCCCTCGCCATGCTCGTAGGCGGTTATGCCCTCGCAGTCGCAGGGTTCATCACACCGCCCAAAGGCGAAATCTCGGACTCTGTCCTGTGGATTTTCTCACAATGTCTCATCTATGCAGGTTCTATCTTCGGAGTAAGCATTTACTATGGTAGAAAAGTACATCAATTTGAGGGAAAGATCATGCAAACGCTTGACAAGGCTATCAAGGACGAGGAGCAGAAACTCAACTCGCAACCTCAAAAGCCCACCCAAGCGCAGCCTTAAACTCATTAAACTTATTAAACTTCTAAACTATGCGACGCATCACTGAAATTATCATTCATTGCTCTGCCACCCCCGAAGGCAAGGACTTCACCGTGGACGACATTCGTCGTTGGCACTTGGCACGCCATTTTGCCGACATCGGTTATCACTATGTCATCTATCGTGACGGCAGCGTCCACAAGGGACGTGCCGAGAACATAGCTGGCGCCCATTGCCTAGGGCATAATGCCCACAGCATTGGCATCTGCTACATCGGTGGTGTGGCCAAGGACGGAAAAACGCCCAAGGACACACGCACGCCACAACAGAAGCAGGCACTTCGCCAACTCGTGCAGCAGCTTCAGTTCGTTTATCCCCATGCAACTGTGCATGGGCATAACGAGTATTCAAGCAAGGCTTGCCCATCATTCAATGTACAGAAAGACCTATGAAAGCCAGTCTCTTTCCCATAATCATGTGGCTGTGCCTACTCACTTCGTGCCGCAGTACGCACAAAGTCACAAGCACGAACACGTTTGCCACGGACTCCGCTGTACAGGTGCAGCGGCATCAGTGGCAAACGTCACGCATTGATTCGGTGTGGCGGCACACCGAACTTTTGTTCGACAGCTGCATCGTGAGCTTCGGGGTTGGAGCAGAGACTCCAACTATCGAAGCTCCACATGCGCTGCAATGTGCTTCTAACGCCAAGGCGCAAAGGACTTCCCGGCAAAAGCCGCAATCCATTCGTATCTATGGCGCACACCTTTCGTCAAGCCGAAAGGAGAGCACCAAGACAGAAACAAAGGAGGAAGACAGCCTCGCTGCGACTCGGCATTCTTCCGCCAACATGGTTCAGCAGAGGGAGTCCATGGCGAGACCATGGACTTTTCCTGTCAAGTTAATCTTGACCTTGGCATTCCTTGCAGCCTTAGCTGCCTTTTGGTGGTGCCATCGTCGGGACTCCGATGCTTGATTTTCTTTAATGGGCTAAACACCTTTTCATGCTTCAAAGGAGATTAGCCCACGTTTTAGCGGAAAGGCTTCTCAGGGTTCAAAGCCATTCCGTTCAAGCCCAATCCACCCTTTCATGCTTCAAGGGAGGTTGGGCTTCTTTCATGCGCGGACCTACTTTTCATGCTTCAAAGTCAGTCCGTCAAGCCCACATCACCTTTCTCGTACCTCGAAAGAAGATGCAGGCTCTATTGTTGGCGGACAGGCTACGTGCCTCGCCAGTCCGTTTTACCGCACAGCGTGCCTTTTTCAGGCAACAAAGCGTGTTGTCGTGCTATGGCGGACAAGACCGCTAAAACACGACAACACACTTTTTATACCCGTCAGCGGTCGTCTGAGTACGTGCCTTCAAGTGCCTAACACTATGGCAGATTAACATCTGCTAAAGTGTTAGGCATTTTTCGGCACGCACACAGACGGATTACCGCCCGTTCGCGGTGGCGCGGGCGGTGGTCGGTCGAGACTCCCAAAGTGTGAAATTTCCCCCTTGAAAGGTGGGGAATTTTGGAGGCTATCAGAGACCCCAAAAGGCTTCGGGGGGTGTTTGGTCGGGTGCGTTAGGGGGGTGGGATAGTCAAAAACTCCCGAACCTCATGAGTATAAGGAAACTTGGAGGGTTGTTTAAGGTAGCCCGAAACCTTGGATTTGAGCGTATTGTGAAACTTCGGGGTGCTTTGTTGGGTAGGTGGAAACTTGGAGGGTCGTTTTAGGTTGTCCGAAACCTTGGAGTTTAGCGTATTGCGAAACTTCGGGGTGCTTTGTTGGATAAGTGGAAACTTGGAGGGTCGTTTTAGATAGTCAGAAACCTTGGATTTGGGCGCATTGCGAAACTTCGGGGTGCTTTGTTGGGTGGGTGGAAACTTGGCATCTATGCACATGAGAAACTTGGAGTGTGCAATCGTGGTATTTGCGAAACTTCGGGGTGTATTCGTGGAAACTTCGGGGGTATTTTGTTGTGTGGGTGTGGTGTGTGCGTTGGTTGCTCTTTCTGTATGTTCTTCGCTTTCTCTCTTTTCGGCATTCGTGCATTTTGGGGACTTTTGTCGGGGTGAAGGAACTCAAAGAAGTGCATTATTTAAGATATGTTTACATATTCCGCTTTGGTGTGGGGGTGGTCGTGGTTTGACGATGTAGGGCGGTCGGGGGGTCTTCCGACGGAGGGGTTAAGGGGAACCCCCTTAACAATCCCCTAAAGACTTCTGTATCAAGGCTTTTGTTTTGCTACTACTTAACAAAACACGGATTTCTTCAAAAATCACGCACACTTCGGGAGTGGAAAAGCCTTGATACATCGTCTTTTTTGCTTCTTTGGCGCATGGCTAAGTTTGTGCCTATTACTCACTTCAAAAAGGAAAGACTATGTCAGACATCAACGCAAATGCTATGGTCACGCTTACAGTGAACGGCAAACAGGCGCAAAATATGCTCGAACAGTTGAAACGGCAAGCGAGCGACCTCGAAGATAAAATAACAAAGGCAGCAGCTGCGGGCGATAAAGTCCAGCTGAAGAAGTTCCAGCGTGAGCTAAAGCAGACCCGCCGCCAGATTGGGCAGATTGAGAGTGCAACCCAGGGGGTGGAGAATGTAATGAAGAGACTGGATAAGGCATCTCCCAAGGAACTCTCTCGTACGCTCAAGGAACTCAAGAAGTCCTTGAACGGCATCGAACGTGGTACGGACGAGTGGAAAAAGCAGTGTGAGAGTATCAAGCGTGTGAAGGCTGAAATTGCGAATGTCAATGAGGAGCTAAGGGAAACCGAAAAGGAGCATGTGGGACTTGTGGACCGCATCAATGGCTTTGTGGACAAATGGGGCAACATCATTGCAGGGGTGGCAGCTGTCGGCACGGGACTTGTGTTGGCAGGACGCAAGGCGGTGAATGCTTTTGCAGAAATGGACGCGGAAATGGCGAATGTGCGCAAGTTTACGGGTTTGGCTGATGACGAAGTGAAGGAACTGAATGAGGACTTTAAGAGGATGGACACCCGTACAAGCCGTGAAGACTTGAACAAACTCGCAGAGGAAGCGGGGCGACTCGGAAAGTCTTCAAAAGAAGATGTCTTGGGCTTTGTCAAGGCAGCTGACCAAATCAATGTGGCGCTTGATGAACTCGGGGACGGGGCAACCCTTACTTTGTCGAAATTGACAAATATCTTTGGGGATGAAGCGAGACTTGGCACAGAAAAATCCTTACTCGCTGTCGGTTCAGTGATTAACGACCTCTCTCAAAATTGTACGGCAAGTGCTGGCTACCTCGCGGAGTTTGGCAAGCGCATGGCGGGTGTGGGCGCACAAGCTGGTATGACCATTCCGCAAATCATGGCTTTTGCAGCGGTATTAGATAGCCAAGGTCAAGCATGCGAGATGTCGGCAACGGCACTCTCGCAACTCATCATGAACTTGTTCAAGGAGCCAAGCAAGATTGCAAAGGCTACGGGCATGGATTTGGACGAGTTGAACAAGGCATTGAAACGTAGCACCAACGAGGGACTTTTGATGTTGTTGCAGCAACTAAAAAAACTCGGAAACATGGACGTACTCGCTCCTGTTTTCAAGAACATGGGAGAGAATGGCGCACGCGCATCACAAGTTTTGGCGACCTTAGCCGGCAACATCGAAATGGTGAAGTGGCAACAGGAACAAGCTACACAGTCGTTTGAAGATGCCACATCGGTAACGAATGAGTTTAATGTGCAAAACTCGACTGTCGAGGCGGAACTGGATAAGGCAAGAAAGCGCGTCACGGAGTTGGCTATCGAATTGGGCGAGAAACTGATGCCCGTCATGAAGCACGTTATCAGCACCACGACCCTCACACTGAAGGCAATGAGCACGACAATAGACTTCCTTGCAAGAAACAAGGAAGCTATTATCGTATTGACTTCAATGGTGGTAGCTTACACCATCGCAGTAAAAGCCAATGCGATAGCTCTTAAAGCACAAGCGGCATGGCATGCCGTGTGCAAGGGTACGGCTATCGCGTACCATGCAGTAGTGAACACACTGCAAGCTGGACATATTGCTTTCAATTTGGTATTGGCGAAGCTGCAAGGAAATTGGGCGCGTCAGTCCTCGCTTATGGTGGACTTGAAGCGAAAAGGTTTGTCTCTCGCTTCGGGTTGGGGTGTTTTGCTCGCTGCTGCTGTGGCGCTTGGCTATGGCATTTACAAGATGACTAAAAAAGTGAATGAAGCTGCCGAGGGCGAAAAGGCTTTAGCTGCTGTTCGCCTGAAAGGTCAGGAAGGTATTGTGGAGGAGAAGAACAAGATTGATGCCTTGGTTAAGGTGGCGCGTAATGAGAAACTTTCTTTGGACGATCGCCAAAAGGCGGTGCAAGCACTCAATAAGATAATACCCAATTATAATGCGCAGTTGGACGCGACCACGGGTAAGTACAAGGAGAACAAGGAAGCTTTGGACGCATATCTGCTTTCTCTTACGAAAAAGTATGAGATTGAGGGAGCAAAAGATATGCTCAAAGAGATTGGCAAACAAAAGGCGCAACTTACCATGGAAATTAAACAACTGGACGAGGAAGCTGATGCGTATGATGCCAAACAAAAAAGTATCGAATCGGCAAGCTCGAACACGATGTATAGCTATGGTACTGCTGGCGGAACAATGGCGAGTTACAGCGGTATTGCCAATGGTTCACAAGCTGCACGCAAACGAAGTAAAGCGAACAGCAAACGCAAGGAACTGCAAAAACTGAATGCGCGTCAGAAAGCTATTACAGACACTTATGGCGATGATCTCGGCAAACAAGCTGCCGAGGAAACCAATCATAAACCTGTCGTCACGAACACGGGTGGAGGTGGTGGCGGTGTGCCTGTAGTGGACGATGATAAGAAAAACAAGAAGTCGGACAAGTTCAAGGCAGAACAAGATTGGCAGAAGGAACAGAATGCGCTCAACAAGAAAGCATACATGGAGGGTGAAAAGAATTATGAAGCTTATGTCTCTCGTATGGAGGAGATTGAGCAAGAATTTTATCAAAAAGTGCTTGCTAACAAGAAAATCACCGCGGAAGAAAAAGCCGAAGCGGAAGCGAACTTGGCGGAAGCAAAGAAAAAGCAGACTGACCGCAAAAACTCTCCCGATGATTGGAAAGCGAAAGAAGAAGCGCTTAACCGCATTGCGTATGCAAAGGGTGAGAAAGATTATGAGCAATACACCGCACGCATGGACGAAATCAATGTGGAGTATTGGAAGAAGAAAATGAACAGACAAGATGTTTCTGCCAAGGATCTCTTGGAGGCGCAAGCGCAATACCAGGAGGCTATGAAGAAACAGGAGGAGAACGCAACTTCTGCTTCTCGCGAACGAGAAGATAAAACGTATAATGCGCAACTCGCGGAGTTGAAGCAACGCTATATTGATGGTTTGTCTGATACCAAGACTTATGAAAATGCGGTGGAGTTGGCTGAGTTGGAACATCTTCGCAAAGTGGTGCAGCTTTACAAGAAAGGCACCAAGGAAAGACTTGCAGCTGAAAAGGAATATCAGAACCAGGTGTTTGCTAATCAACAGAAGATTATCCAACAACAGCAACAAGTAAAACAGCAACTCAAAGAGGAGTACTTTGGGGCAAATGCGGATGAGCGTTTGACTAAGTACGATAGTGATATGGCTGCTTTGGAACAGGTATATCATGCTGAAGTAAAGGCAGCTGGCGACAATGCGGCAGAGAAACTGCGCATTGAGGAAGCATTTGAAAAAGCAAAGTTGGCTCTTCGTAAAAAGTATGCCATTGATAGTATTGGCGTCACAAAGAATGGCATGGAGAAAGCCAATGAGAAATTGGCTAATAACGCGAGTTCGGGATAAGGATTGCGTAAAAAAATAGGGTAAAATGAGCTAAAATAGTTCGTTTTACCCTTTGCTAATTCATTGATTATTAGTAATTTTATAGTGGAATAAAAAACAAATTACTAATGATTAGCAAGGACAAAATTACTGAAATTTTCTGCATCGCAGACGACTTTTGCAAAGAACTTGAGAAAGAATTCGCAAAAAAAGTACTTCCAGATAGTGATAATGCGCCCAAAAGGCACCGCAAGCGTATGATGTCTGATG